TCGTTTGACGATCGCGTGATTCGCATTTTGTGCATTTAGCTGCACTACAACGTAGTCATTTTTGCGTATTGGCTTACCAGGATGAACGTACAAAAGCTCTCCCGCTATAAAACGTGGCTCCATGCTATCACCAGTTACATAAACCGCGTATGGATCCGGTGCGTTTTCAAGATAATCAGGGACAGTAACCATCTCGATCGGAGCGGTAACGTCTGTAATATCAAAGCCTAAGCCTGCCTGCACTGCACCATAGGCCGGCATCTGCTGATGGCCTGCCTGCACTGCCGTTTGCTGGGCGATAACTTCACCACCCAGCACGTCATTTACATGAACTCCCAGAACCTCAGCTATTTTTTCCGCAAGCTCGATCCGCGGCTGCGCCTCTTGGCGCGTGTACCGTCGAATTGTATGCGGTTTCACCTCTACTTTTTCTGCAAGTTGGGTTAGCGACATTTCTGCCTGTGTAGCTAAAATCTTAATGCGGTTTTTTCTGTCAGTCATAAAAAAACGAATCAAAAAGGTAAAGTTAGGCCAGCTTAGTCCAGAGTGTGACAAATTAAAAGAAAAAACGTATTTACAAAACGTAAAAGTTTCATACGTTTAATCCATGCTTTTAAGCGAATGGATAGACACACACAATTTGACCTACACGGAACTTGCTCGACGCATCGGCTGTTCACGTCCAGCGGTGATGTACTGGGCCACCGGTCAGAACTGTCCCACGGCTAAAAACGCCCAAAGAATTTTAGATGTAACAGGTGGCGAGGTCACGCCCGACGACCATCAGCGTGCGTGGGAGTTGAGCGTATGAGCGCGCGCAACAAGCAACGCGGTTACGAGTTGGAGCGCGAGGCTGTTTTGGCAGCACAGGCCGCGGGTCTGGAAGCGCGCAGGGTATTCGGGTCAGGCGCACACAAAATGCAGCTGGGCGACGAGTTCGCCGGCGACCTTGTCATTGAAGGTCTGCGGGTTGAGTGCAAGCGGCGGAAGTCCGGCTTCAAACTTTTGTATGACGCCTTCGATCAAGATGACGCTGAGGCGGTGTGTGTGCGCGCCGATCGATCGCCGCGCCTATGGCTGCTGCGGGAAGAAACATTTTACGAATTATTAAAGAGAGCAGGAGAAAGAGAATGACGCTCAAGGTAACTAAAGGACAATCACTATCACCGCCGCGCATATTAATTTATGGCCCCCCTGGGGTAGGCAAGACGACATTTGCAGCAGGCGCCGGCGACGGCTGCATCTTCATCCCCACCGAAGAAGGTGCAGACGTTGTCGGCGTCGACCGGTTTGATCTGGCAAATAGCGTCGATGACGTAATGAGCAACGTCGATCAGTTGCTAAAAGAAAAGCACGACTATTCTGTTGTGGCGCTAGACAGCCTTGATTGGTTTGAAGCGCTGACCTGGCAAAAGGTGTGCGAAGAGAACAAGCTCAATTCAATTGAGGACATGGGATACGGCAAGGGCTACGTGGCAGCCCTGTCCCATCATCGTGCATTGCTGGGCAAGCTTACGCAGCTTCGCCGTGAACGCGAAATGGCGTGCGTGCTGTTAGCACATAGCCAAGTCAAACGGTTTGAAGATCCGACGACCGAAGCTTTTGATCGTTTTGAAATTAAACTGCATCGCCGTGCTTCGGATTTATTTACCGAATACGTCGACCTTGTCGGGTTTGCGAATGTGCGGATGACGACAAAAGAAACGACCTCAAACTTTGGGCAGAAAAAGATTAAGGCCGTTGGTTCTGGTGAGCGCGTTTTGCGTTGTGCCAGCCGGCCAAACTTTGTTGCCAAAACTCGATACCCCATACCCGACGAGCTACCGTTGGAATGGGGCGCACTCATCAATGCAATTAAAGGAGAAAAGAAAGATGTCTGAATTAGATTTTGAGATTAATCCAGAGGTTCTGGAAAACGACAGTTTTGAAAGAAAGCCGCTCCAACCTGGTGAATACGAGGGTGAAATTATTGGTTGTGAAACCAAGACCAGCGCGGCCGGACACAAATACCTGTCTGTGCAAGTCGAGGTTAACGGCAATTGGGTTTGGGAAAATTTAAATCTCTGGCACCCGAAAGAAGACGTTGTCGAAATTGCTAACCGCAAGCTGACGCAAATTGGCGTAGCGCTTGGCATGTCAAAAATCACAGACACTGAGCAGCTGTTGGCACGTCGCGTAAAAGTCGATTTGCGACTGCAAAAAAACGACAACACGCGAAATGAGATTGTTTCGTGGTCGGCGGTTTCTAGTTCCCCAGCCCCGCCACCTGACGCCGCTTCTGAAACTCCCCCTAGCAAGCCAGCTTGGCAGTAGCGGCATAACTGCGGGGTGCTTCGTGCGCCCCGCCTTTTTTTGATATGGCAAAGATAGAAATAAAAGAAGTAGACGCGGCGCTTGAAGAAGCTGACCGCGCACTGGAAAAGCGCGAGGCCACACGGCCGCGACGTTTGCATCTCGGTATGTCAGGCGGCGGCATGTGTCCGCGCAAGCAGTGGTATGGATGGTTATGGGCGCACGACAACTGGATTGCTGCGCGTGGTCTCAAAGCGATCGATGACGGTAACCGGCATGAGGATATCGTCGCGCAGCGCATACAGATGAATAACAGCATAACGCTGATGACGCGGGATCCCGAAACGGGAGAACAGTTTGAGGTTGTTGATGCCGGCGGCCATGTCCGCGGACATATGGATGGTGTTGTCTCTCATCATCCAGCTGCGCCAAAGACCGCGCACGTTTGGGAATGCAAGGTTACCAATGAAAAAAAGCTGAATGAGTTCCGCAAGATAAAGGCGAAGGACGGACAAAAGGCTACGCTTAAACAGTGGAACTTTGTCTATTGGGTGCAGGCCCAGCTTTACATGCTTTACGGCCATTACAAGCGACACTGGACAGTTGTCGCGTCTGCCGGGGCGAGGGATTGGGATGCCTGCCGCACAGAGTTGGTGCGCGACGAAGCTGAATATTTTGCAGAGCGTTTGCGCTCGATGGTTGAAAACTACAACGAACTGCCGGAGCGCATTTCGGAATCACCAACACATTTTGAGTGCCGATGGTGTGACGCTAAAGAAGTGTGTCACGCCGGCGCAACGGTCGAACGTAATTGTAGAACGTGCGCCTACTCGCGGCCCGTGGACGGGCCGCAGTGGCATTGCCAGGAACATGACGAAATTTTGTCGCCGGAGAAACAGGCAGCCGGATGTGATGCCTATCAGGTGCGGGAGGTGATGTCGTGAAGCAATGCCCAATGTGTCTGGGCGATGGGCGCGTCGAGCAGGAATACACGGTCGGCGGTTACACGCCCGATCGATGGATGGAAATACGAGTGAAGATGGTCGAGTGCGAGAAATGCGGCGGATGGGGCGAGGTCGATGATGACTAGTGCAACGATTTACATCGCACTGATCGTCGCGGTCAATTACGGCTTCAGCGTTGTGCCGCTGGTGCCTGTGCTGGGCGAGATGTTTCCACCAATGAGTTTAGCAGTCGGCCTTGTATTTGTCGCACGCGACTATGCCCAACGAGCTATTGGGCATCGTGTGTGGTGGGCAATGGCGGCAGCAGGGGTGCTTTCCTACCTGATGGCGGACCCGTTTGTTGCTGTTGCTAGCGTTGTAGCTTTTGCGGTTAGTGAAGCGGCAGACTGGGGCGTTTATTCCTACACCAAAAAGCCCTTTGCCCAGCGAATACTAATTTCAAGTGTCGTTAGCACCCCGCTCGACAGCGCGGTGTTCCTGCTGATGATCGGCCATTTTAGTTGGGTTGGCTGCGCGTTGATGACTGTCGCGAAGCTGATCGGTGCCGTCGTCGTCTGGCATTTAGTGAGGCGTCGTGATGTATCTTAGCGGCAAAGCGGTGGCCGATCCGCGCATCGGCGTAATGCTTTCTTACAACGCGGGCAAACAACGGGTCATCGGCCACAAATGTTGGGCGGCTGACAACGGTTGTTTCTCACAACCAAAAAAATATTCAGACGACGGGTTTTTAAGCTGGCTCGATCAAATTGACCGCACGGGTTGTTTGTTCGCAGTGGCCCCGGATGTTGTCGCAGATGCCGCAGCCACGCTAGACCGCGCCGCTCCTATGCTGCCAAAAATCAGGCGGCTGGGATTTGCTGCGTCACTTGTAGGCCAGGACGGCGCAACCCCTGCCAGCCTGCCGTGGCCAGACTTCGATGCGCTTTTTATCGGCGGCAGCACGCGTTGGAAACTATCCGGCGCAGCGGCCGATCTTATTTTGGAAGCAAAGCGGCGCGGCAAACATTGCCACATGGGACGGGTAAATTCTTGGCAGCGTATTCGCGCCGCTGCCGTGCTTGGCTGTCACAGCGTGGACGGCACGTTCATTGCATTTGGGCCAGATAAAAACACAGCCATCGTTGTTGATTGGCTTGATCGTTTGAACCGTCAACAGAGTTTGTTTAGCGGGATGTGCGGCGGTTGGGGCGAGGTTAAGGATGAAGAAAACACATTGGTTAGCTGAAGAAGTAAAAGCAATTCGCCTGCAAAAAGGGCTGTCGATGATGCACGTCGCCGCTGGTGCGCTTGTGCATCCCAACACGATACAGCGCTACGAGGCCGGAGATTCATCAATGAGTATTGAGAGTGTTGAGCGTGTTTTGAAGGTTCTCGGTTACGAACTCGAAGCAATTTCAATTGAGAAATGAGAGCGCTTTGTGCGGTCTGTTTTCGAGGTGAAAAGGGATTTGGTTTTGACCCGTCATTAAAGGGTCTAAGTGGGCCGCGGCGATATTTTTGTAGCCGTGGGCATCAATTGTTGTGGACAAGGAGAGGGGTAGTGACTGATTGGACAGACAAAGAGAACGAAATTTTGTTTGAAGGAATTAAAGCCGGCGGCGCTTACCTGGATGAGTTAGGCAAGACGGACTTAGGGGTGTTGAGCAAAGAGGAATTAATCACGTTTGCGCAGTGTCTTTTAAAAACCGTGACCGAAGAACGGTTACGCGATGTTGACGAACTGAACGACGAGATACCTTTTTGATGGAGCGAAACCATCAAATAGTCGGTTACAACTCTCGCGGTGATCGCCAGCGCGATGACTATTACGCAACTCCGGCAGCAACTACCCGCGCACTTTTGTCGGTCGAAAGTTTTGAGGGCGACATTTGGGAGCCAGCGTGCGGCGAGGGACATATTAGCAAGGAACTAAAACGCGCCGGTTACAACGTTGAAAGCACTGATTTAATTGATCGTGGTTTTGGCACTGGCCGCGTTGATTTTTTATTAGAGCATCGGCGGTGCGACAACATCGTTACCAATCCGCCTTACAGAAACGCATTGGACTTTGTGGCGCACGCGACCTTTTTAGCGGAGCGCAAGGTCGCGATGCTGCTCAAGTTAAGTTTTTTAGAAGGTGTCGAGCGCGCTACATTTTTTGAGAACAAGCCGCCGGCACGGGTCTGGGTGTTCAAGCGTAGGCAGGCGCTGATGAAAAACGGCGTGGAGCAAGGTGCCGGCATGATGACGTTCGCATGGTTTGTTTGGGAAGCAGGACATGACGGTGCGCCT